ACCAAACTTGGACTCTCCAAAACACACCCAAAATTTTCATAAAGAAAATTCGCTAAGGTAACTATGTTGAATTTGGATCCCCATTTTGGATGCACAGCAAACATCCCGTCATCAGAGCCATTGATGAAATAGAGCTCATCAATTGCCTGCTCGATACTCACATCACATAAAATACTAAATGCAACATGAATAAGACAACACATATACAAGCTGTTGTCTGTAAAAGTGTTAGTTGACCCGCTCCTCTGGCCAAGCAGTAAAATTATCAATCCCAGAACATAGACATAACCACAGTAAATCTTACTATAGTGTGCCCGATGTGCCTTGAGGTATTGCTGGTTAATATATCTTCCTCTAAACTCCATTATAATGGCCATAATGCTCAAACAAATTGAAACGTCAAATCCTTTGACGTCAAAGTGAGCTTTGATGTAGCCGGAGGGGAAAGAAAAGAACAATGAGTTGAACTCATGTCCCGGCATTTGAACTCCAAGTTTAATCGGATGCATCCGTCTTGTTCTAGAAATTGCATCATTTTGGGCTCCATAGAGATAATTTCCAACAACAGTGGAATGAAGTGGCGCCGGTGTAAATAACCGGGGATATTTGCCCTCTTGCCTCATTTCACTCTTTAATGTAGTGCTGTAAATCGTTTCCTGGTTGCCACTAACCAACTCGCTCTCTACTATGTACTTTACGTCGTACTTTTCGAGTGCCTGTTCCTTATCAACACAATTGTAGTAATAAGGAAAACCTGGGCTTTTGGTTAAGACTAACCTATCGTAGGCTTCTTCCATCGAAATGTGCTGCACCCCTGCAAACACAAATCGGAATTGTGACTCAAGATATCGCAAACACAACAACATCAATGAATCAGAACAAAGGGTCTTTTGGGCCGTGTACTTCTGCAAACCAGTACGTACACCCTCAAACAGATCACTGTCAAGTGCAGGTTTGTACTCTTCTCCGCTATAATCCTCATAAAAATCAGAAGGTTTATAGTCGTTTGTAGGCAAGGGTCTAACATCACCATAACCAACAATTGGGACACCATCGAAAATGTCCGCAACTACTGGAGATAGTTCATTTCTAGACCCGTAAACAGTGCCGGAGAAAGGCACTCCCTGCATGGCAGGCATTTTAAATCGTTCAAGAACGAAAAAGCCAGCTCAAGACAGCCTCCGTCATTGGAACCATCCAACCGCCAGTCGATCCTTCTGCGAAATGAATACCAACTACATGACCATTAGTGTCAACATAAACGTTGCCACAATCGCCACCAAAAGTGCTGAGATCGTTTCCTGTTTCAAGACCAAAACAACCATCCCTAGAGGAGGTTGTGGCCTTACCAATACAGACTTTTCTCTGCATCCCTGGACGGACAATAATCAAGCAAATGGCATCACCAAGCTTGGGAGTTCTAAAGAACTTATTCTTTTTGTTCAGTGATTTTTTGACACCCTGAACAGTAAAATCAAATTTTGCCAGGTCACCCTGACCAAAAGTTGAATAAGAAGCATCCTTCGGAATTTCAATCACAGTTGTGTAAGATTCTGGCAAAGAATAAAACCGAACAAAACTTGCACAGTGTGCGTTAACAACCAAACGATTGTTAATCACCACTCCATTTTGCAAGTAATTCCTTTCATCCTTGGCATCAGGACCGCTCCACAAATGAACAATTGCTTCCTGTTTATCAACAGGAAATTGTGGGTTCTGCGTTTGAATCTGGAAGTTTTCTGGAGACCCAGAAGCACTCTGAAGATGTTTTTCCTCCTCCATAGGAAGAGTACTGACGTTTGGCACCTCCTTCTTCTTGTCTTTTTTATTCTTAATGGGAGACACTTTAACCCTATCTGGAAGTGCATTCACAGTAGCATTCGCTTGCATACGTGATTGTGGTATGTAAGTCACCATACCTTCGGGATCTTGAACACCTGTTGGATAATAATTGTAAAAATATCCAGCATCCATAGGTTGTTGTTTATTAATTTGATCCCAAGAATTATCTCTTGGATCAAACCTCCAAAGCTGAGAATCCTCAGCTGGATCAGAAATGACAAATCCATGGCGAACAACTCGTTTACTATCACCCTTTCCATACTTCAGGTAATTGACTTTGCCACGCCCACGTTTGGTTTTACCCTTAAGGGCCTGGAGCTTACGCTCATTCCAGGCACCAACAACGCGATATAACTCGTAAAGTGCGTATGCAAAACAAATAACAAGAATAATTGAAAGAACAATTTCTCTGGTTGTCCAAGTTCTCTTAGCTAGATTTTCGGCTTTAACCCTACTATTGGTAACGACTTCATCTACCTGCCCAATCAGCTTCCCAATAACAACAATATCTGCATCGTCTCTTCGAAAGATTTTGAAGATCATTGATATAGAGGAAGCATAAAGCCTGTAAATTCGCATAACGTTAACAGCTTCGAGTTTACGGCCATTAAACCATTTAAGCAAGACAGTGTAACCTGCAACGGCTTCAATAAAGCCTGCAAAAGCCTTTGCTGTACCTGCCGCTTCGAGTCCTATGCCTCTATCAACAGAATTTTTAACAGGAGGAACACTCTGGCCACCGCCAAAAGATTCCATACTTTCCCACATTTCACGCACACCAGTGACCATCTCTTTTTGCTCTGGGTTCATCCCAAG